TAGAATTACAAAAGTACATAGTAGAGGCTGACAATGAGACTAAGGCGCTGGGCGTGGCGTATGAGCCTCAGGTGATAAGTACGCCGGATGACATACCGGCAGAGTTGTATCATGACAGTCTGGAGCTACTGGCTCATGTGGTAGAGGCTGAGGCCGGCAATCAGGACGCATACGGTAAGCGTCTGGTGGTGGACGTGGTACTTAACAGAGTGGAAAGCCCTGAGTTTCCAGATACCATAACAGAGGTTATTTATCAGAAAAACGCTTTTTCTGTAGTCAGTAATGGAGCTATAGACAGAGTAGTACCAAGTGAGGACACTTATGAGGCTGTCAGGAAAGCGCTTACAGAGCGCCTAAACTATGACATAGTGTTTTTTACTTGCGAGGGTTACCATCCATGCGGTACACCGTGGCAGAAAGTAGGTGATCATTATTTTAGTACATTGTAGGGAGGTGAGAGCGTGGCAGACAATACAAAGTATTATTATATGCGTCTGAAAGAGGATTTTTTTGACAATAATGACGCCGTGAAAATAATGGAGTCAATGCCTGACGGTTACTTATACTCTAACATTCTCTTAAAGCTCTACCTTAAAAGTCTCAAATGTAACGGCCGGCTTATGTACAATGACAGAATACCTTATAACGCTGAGGTACTGGCCACTCTTACAGGCCATAGCGTAGGCGTGGTAGAGAAAGCTCTTAATACATTTATCAATTTAGGGCTTATAGAGGTGCTGGACAATGGCGCTATATATATGCTGGATATTCAGAATTACATAGGCAAGAGCAGCACAGAGGCAGACCGTAAAAGGGAGTACAGGGCTAAGATTGAACAAGAAAAAAAGCTACTCTTAACAGGACAAACGTCTGGACAAATGTCTGGACAAAATAGCCTAGAGATAGAGATAGAGAAAGAGATAGAAATAGAGATAGAAACAGAGAGAGAAAAGAGGGTAAATTATCAGCTGGTAGCTGATATGTATAATGACACTTGCGTGTCATTCCCAAAGGTTACAAAACTCTCAGATAAGAGAAAAAAGGCTATTAAGGCAAGGCTTAAAACCTACTCTATGGATGACTTTAAAACTCTCTTTCAGAAAGCAGAGGGCAGCAGTTTTTTAAAAGGCGCTAACAGCCGTAATTGGTCGGCTAACTTTGACTGGCTCATAGAGGACGGCAATATGGCTAAGGTGCTGGACGGTAACTATGATGATAGAGCTAAAAAGTCTACCGCTCCTAAAAACAGTTTTAACTCTTTCAAAGGTCAAAGAGATTATGATTTTGAGGAACTGGAAAAAGAGATTTTTAAAAACGAGCCTAAGACAGCCGGTGAGGATGAGGCAATAAGAGCAAGGGCTGAGGCACTACGGCAGCAGTTAGGAGGTGTGTAAATGAATAATTTAAGTGAAGCGGTTAAACTGGCACATGAGAACGGCCTGAGCTATGCACAGTATCAACAGATGGAAACAATGGGACTGGCGTGTATTTCTCACGGCAGACTCCTGATAGCCGGTAGAGATTATAAGAGGAGGGATTTTTTTGGGCGTAACCGAGGAAACACGCAGAGAGAGTCATGAGCTTGTAGACAAGGAAACCCTGTATAAGCACATTATAGCAGTCTTACAGGGTGATGACGTTAAGTTATCGGCTAGAGAGATCGCTGTCCTTATGTATAACAGAGGGCTGGTAGGCTATCCACAGAGACAGGCAGTAGCGCCGAGGCTTACAGAACTTGTACAGTGTGGAATTGTGAAAGCAGACGGTAAAAAGTATGACAGGGTGACTAAGAGGCACGTAGCACTCTATAGGCTGGTGAGAGTATGAAAAGCATTATACAGACAGAAAAGCAGTGCTTTTTATGTGGCTGTACTACACCTACCGGCTACTATGACGGCTTAGAAGATCACCACATATTTTTTGGCACTGGCAATAGGGCTAAGAGTGAAAAGCTGGGCTTAAAGGTCTGGCTATGCGGTGAGACGTGCCACAGGAACGGTAAGAGAGCCGTCCACAGAAACAGAGAGACAGACTTATTTATAAAGCGCCACGCTCAGGAAGTCTATGAGGCTACCTATGGCAGCAGAGCAGACTTTATAAGAGAGTTTGGTAGGAGTTACTTGTAAATTTTTTTAAACAAAAAGTTTAGAAACAAATACTTTTAGGAGGTAGAAAGTGAAATTATTAAGTTTGTTTAGCGGTATAGGTGCTTTTGAAAAAGCATTAGACAGACTTGGTATAGCGTACGATTTGGTTAATTATTGCGAGATTGATAAATACGCTAGTAAGTCATATTCAGCAGTACATAATGTACCTGAGTCACTTAATTTAGGTGATGTTACTAAGATAGATACAAGTAAGTTACCTAAAGATATTGACCTTATTACTTATGGTTTTCCGTGTCAGGATATTAGTTTAGCTGGCAAGCAAAAAGGCTTATTTAATGAGAACGGTACACAAACAAGATCAGGTTTATTTTTTGAGGCGCTTAGGATAATAGAGGACACTAAGCCAAAAGTGGCCATAGCTGAGAATGTGAAAAACCTCACAGCTAAGAAGTTTAAAGAGCAGTTTGAAATAGTTTTAGACTCTTTAGAGTCTGCCGGTTATAACAATTACTGGAAAGTGCTTAACGCTAAAGACTACGGAATGCCACAAAACAGAGAGCGTGTATTTATTGTAAGCGTCAGAAAAGACGTAGATACAGGGTGTTTTAAATTTCCTGAGCCAGTGGAGCTTAATTTAATACTTAAGGACTTACTTAATGAGGAGGTAGATGAAAAATATTATTTGTCAGAAAAAACTATCGGTTATATATGTGCTACAGGAACAAAAAACTTTTATTATGAGCCGGAAATGGATTTAGAAATAGCACGGCCGCTTTCTGCTACAATGCACAAAATGCACAGGGCGTCTACAGATAATTATGTTAGTGATTCTTATATACAGAATGATGTAAGGGTAGAAATTAAAGACGGAAAACCTTACATACCAGTTAGAGAAAACACTAAAAAAGGCTACACAGAGGCGTATGAGGGCGATTCTATAAATTTTGAACAGCCGAACAGCAAAACACGAAGGGGGAGAGTTGGACGCCAAAAAGCTCAGACACTTACAACGTCTCCACAACAAGGAGTTGTGATCAATCCGTTAAAAAATAAATCTCCTTACGGTTGGCATTTTGAGCAACAGGTGTATGACGCTAATGGAATTACTAGAGCTATTAAAGCTGGAGGAGGTAGTGGCAACATTCCTAAAGTGATTGAGGGGTTAAAAATCAGAAGACTCATACCGTTAGAGTGCTGGCGCTTAATGGGTTTTGATGATGAGGACTTTTATAAGGCTGAGAAAGTCAACAGTGACACACAACTTTATAAACAATCTGGTAACAGCATTGTAGTAAATGTATTAGAGGCAATCTTAAACAATTTGGTAGAGGCAAAAATTTTTTAAAACAAAAGTTTAGAAACAAACACTTTTTTAAAGGAGGTTTTATGTTAAAAAGATTAAATATTAACTGGAACGCACGCCAGTTAGTAAAAATGTGCATGAATGGCAATATCACTTTTGACAACGCTATACAGCGTGGTTACGTGTGGGATATTAAGCGTAAGTCACTCTTAATAGAGTCTATGATTTTAGGCTACCCAGTACCGGCGTTTTACGCTAGGCGTGATGAGAATAGGCGTTTTGATATGCTGGACGGAAAGCAGAGGTCTAGCGCTATCTGTGGCTATCTCAATAATGAGTATGCACTGGAGGGCGTCAGTGAGGAGTACGAGGGCAAGTACTTTAATGATCTGCCTGAGGAGGTACAGGATGACATTATTAGCTACTCTCTGACCGTGTACTACTTTGAGGATATTACAGATGAGGAAGTAAACGAAATGTTTTACCGGCTCAACAATGGCAAGGCACTGACAGCCATTGAGCTTACCAGAGTAAAGGCTAAGAGCTTTGAGAAAATCAAGGAACTGAGTAAGCATGAGATTTTTACAGACGCATTAAAAGAGAGCCAGATTAACAGGTACACGAATGAGGACATAGTTATTAAGGCACTGGTTATGCTGAACTGTGAAAAGCCGAGTCTTAAGAATGATTTTATCAGGCCGTGGATAATTGAGACGGAAGTAACGGACGATATGGCAGCAGCCGTAAGCAAGGCGCTGACACGCCTTAGGACGGTACACAGTATGCTTTTGCCTGACGCTGTAAAAGTAGCTAAGAAAATCTATACACGGACACACATGATCAGCATTTTACCGCTGGCGTTCGAGGATGACACAGTTTATAAATTGTGTGACTTTTTAGAATACTTTTTCACGCCGGAAAAGAGAGGCGTATCTGTCAGCTCAGTCTATAACGCTCACTGTGCCAGCGGTTCAAACAGCCAGTACGCTGTAGAAATGAGAGACAGAGAGCTTAGAGAGCACTATAAGAAATGGATGGAGGAGCACTATGGAAAATAGTATTTACATGAAATTACAGAAAATGCGTACCAGCATTAAAAATAGTGAGTGGGGTAGTTTTCCTGAGCTTGTGGAGCTGGTAGAAAAAGTGGCAAAGAGAAACAAGGTTATTGTGCTCTATTGCTTTTATGACAAGCTGGCCACGCTGTCACTGTTAGACATGGACAATATAGCCATGTGTGTCAAGTTTCAGTTACCGGCAGACTTGGTAAACATGAGACAGGTACGGCAGCAGTTATACTACATGGCGCTTAACCTGACCGAGGATGAGAGGGCTATTATCACTATAAGCGCTAGAGAACTATTAGACCTACTGGAGCGGATGAAAAAGAAAGGCGTAACAGAGGCAGAAGTCTGTGAGCGGTATCATGTAACGAGTCTGGCAGACCTGACCATAGGGAACTATAACAGCTGTTTATCAGTGCTCAACAAAATGAATAAACCACAGGAGGCTAACAATGGGTAACGTACAGATCAGTTTAGAGCGGTATGAGGAACTGGTTAAAAAAGAGGCTATCTATGACAAAATCATGGAAAAGCGAGACGTTAACTTATATTTATTTGAGAAAGTAGAGGAGGACATTAACAATGGCAAGTAGATTAAAACACAAACAGAGAAGTCACAAGACATACAGCAAAAACGTAAACGGCGCTATTTTTGGAGATTTTGAGAAAAAGGCAAGAGTGAAAAAAGTAAAAGCAGAGAGTAAATCATTTTTGCAGTCAATCAAAGAAATGGTTCACCGCTCACAGAGCAAGTAAGGAGGCGCTATGAATAAAGTAATTTTAATGGGGCGTTTAACTAAAGACCCTGAGGTTAGATACTCTCAGGGTGAAAACCCTGTAGCTATTGCCAGATATTCTTTAGCGGTAGACCGCAAGTTTAAGAGTGAGCAGAGCGCTGACTTTATCAGTTGCGTAGCGCTTGGCTCAAATGGCGCTTTTGCTGAGAAGTATTTAAAAAAGGGCATGAAAATAGCTGTAGAGGGTCGCATACAGACCGGCAGTTACACAAACAAGGACGGCCATAAAGTATACACCACTGAGGTAGTCGTAGAAAATCATGAGTTTGCAGAGAGTAAAGGCACTCAGGAAACGCCAGCGCCGGCAGTGGATGAGGACGGCTTTATGAATATTCCAGACGGCATTGAGGAGCTGCCGTTTACGTAGGAGGTGTGTATAGTGCCTATATGTATGGACTGTAAAAAAGAAGTAGTCAGAGACTACCAGACTATTAAGACTAAGCGAGGCAGTAACTTGTGTATCTGTGATGGGTGCTTAAAGCAGTACAGGAGGGAAAATGCAAGGGATAGTAAGCAATCTACACAACAGCATTAAAAACCTTAAGAATGTGATAGAAAAGCGCTATGAGGTCGCAGAAAAGAGAGCACACGCTGAGTATGTATATCGTACAGAGCTAGGCCGTGAAATGGCTAAGGCTAAGGCTGAGGGCATGGCTAACACGGCTCTGTATGATTACTGCCGAGGGCTGGAGAATGTAGCGCAGCTCAGAGCTGAGAGAGACTTATTAGTAGCTCAGGAGGCTCACTTAACAGAACTTATTTATTACTGGCGTACCTGTATCAGAGTATACGAGGGCGAGGCAGACGCAGAGAGGAGAGGTTTATAATGCCAAAAATCTGTTATAAAAATATCAACTTTAGACAATCAAGTTTATACCTGATTGAGTTAATTAACAAAGTAATTAGCGAGTATAGCGGTATGGGCTATGAGTTAACGCTTAGACAGGCTTACTACCAGTTAGTAGCACGTGGCTATATACCGAATAACGAGAGGAGCTATAAAAACATAGGAAACCTGATAAATGACGGTAGGCTGGCCGGCTTAATAGACTGGTACGCTATCACTGATAGAACTAGAAATATCAGAGCGAATAGTCACTGGAAAAAGCCAAGTGATGTTATTAGGTCAGCCAAGTACAGTTATTTATTAGACAAGTGGGAGGAGCAGCCTAACTATGTCGAGGTGTGGGTAGAAAAAGACGCTCTTATAGACATAGTAGGACAGGCTTGTAGGAGTATTGACACGCCGTATTTTTCGTGCCGTGGTTATACTTCCCAGTCTGAAATGTGGGCAGCAGCACAGAGAATAAAATTACAGAATAAGTGCGGTAAAGATTGCTATATTATCCACTTAGGAGACCATGACCCAAGCGGTATTGATATGACAAGGGATATACAAGAGAGGTTACACCTCTTTGGCGCTGACGTAGAGGTAAAGCGTGTGGCTTTAACAATGGAGCAGATAGAAGTTTTTAACCCTCCACCTAATCCGGCTAAGTTAACAGACAGCAGAGCGTCACAGTATATCAGAAAGTACGGCTATGAGTCATGGGAGTTAGACGCATTAGAGCCACAGATGTTAAATACATTGATCACAAATGAGGTAACCGCTCTGCGTGATGAGGAACTTTACGAGCAGATATGCAAGAAAGAGGCTAAGGAAAAAGAAGAATTGCAAATGCTGAGCGATTATTACAGCACAGCCGTGAGATACCTTAAAGAAATTGTATAAGAGAGGAGAGGATTATAAATGTTAGCTTTATTGATCGTATTAACAATTTTCTTTGCACTGGGTTGTATTGGTGAAAAAGACAAAACAGAGGCTAAAAGATATACGGTGTGTTTTATCGTATGTCTGGTGTTAACGGTGGCTGTGTGGGCTATCGGTGTAGTGGTGTAGGAGGTGAGCGGATGACAACAGAAGAAAAGCAGTTAGCTATTAAAAAATATTGTGACAGCAGAAACGGCTGCGCAGCTTATGAGGATGAAAACTTAGGACATATAAAAGAGTGTCCTCTGTTTAAGATAAAAAAGTGTAAAGAGCCTGAGCTTATTGACCTTAAATATGAATTGCTGGAGGAGTTTGTAAAGACAGAATATGAGACAGGTACGGCAGCAGTCTTAAAAAATGCGAGTGAGGCCATAAGAAAAATGGGAGAGTCATTACAGGCACTTAATTTTAAAAAGGCGTGTGAGCCTTTTAGTGAAGTGCCAGAGGGAGCGCAGCCAGACTTAGTACATCATCCCTCACACTACTGTTACTCAGAGTATGAGCCTAAGGACGTGATCAGAGCATGGGGCTTAAACTTTAATTTAGGCTCAGCTGTCAAGTACATAGCCAGAGCCGGACGTAAGGACGATATTTTACAGGAGCTTAACAAGGCTAAGCAGTTTATAGAGTTTGAGATAGAGGCCATTGAGAAAGAGAGGGCTGGTAGTGAAAGATAAAGCTGTATGTAAAGGCTGTAAGTATCACATGGCCGGTACTACATACCCAGAGTTAAAAGGCTATTGTAGTTACATGGACAAGACAGGGCATAGCAGACTAAAGACAGAACTGGAGAACGGAGGATATAAAAAAGATAGCTGTATCTGCTATGAGGGAAAGAGCAGCCGGCAGCAGTCAGGAGGGATAATATGAGAAATATAGCCGAGGTGGTAGAAGATATAAAGAATATCTTAAACAGTGTAGAAAGAGCTGAGGAATGTACTGGAGAGACACTGGTAGACATTGATGAGTTATTGAATGAAATTTTAACTATAAGCTCACGGAAAAGAAGTCAAATTGTAGGTAAGTTATCAATTTTAGCAATAACAAGCGAGGCTTACAGAGTAGAGGCAAACAGAGAAAAAAATCGTTCCTTAGTTGACCAATACACAGGAGAGATAAAAGCATATAGAAAAGTAATCGAGATAATAGCAAGGGAGGGGTAATATGAGACTAATAGACGCTGATGAGTTTAGGAGAGTGTTAAGAGAGAGACAGACGGACGCTAAGCACTATGAAGATATGGAACTCAGACAAGAGATAGGCGAGATAATAGAGGCGCTGGACGATCAGCCTACAGCCTGTGACATAGAAAAGGTTGTGGAGCAGTTAAAAAAAGATACAACTTGCATATGTAGACTAGAGGGATATATCCCAAAAAGTAAAGCAATCGAGATAGTAAAAAGAGGTGGTGTAAATGAATAAATGTATATGTGATTTTTGTAGAGAAAAAAATGCAGACAGAAGATATGAAGCAAGGAAATTTCCGTTTACTAAAAAGAAAAAAGTGGATATATGTGATGACTGCTATATTAAGTTATTTGTGCAAAAACATGAGGTCTGTGACATTGACGGTCTTAAGGAACGATTTAAAAAATGTGCTGACGATTATAAAGACAGCCCTGACGCATACGAGCAAGGCAAAGCGTTTGCTTATCTCAATGCTATACAAATAATAACTAACAGTTTAGGAGGTACAAAGTGAAACAAACAAAGAAACCCACCAGAGCACATAAAGAGCTTATGGTAAAGAATAAATTAAGACCTGAAAACTGGAGAGTAGTAAGAGAGAGCGCCGAGGAGCTGGAGATCATGAACGCAAACGGCAGCAGACGGACATTAAACAAGTGAGGACATTAAAAATGGCAGAGTGTAAAGAAAAAAGCAGAGAAGATAACAAGGCTGAGCGTGGCACCAGTGGCAAGTGTGGAGCAGAGGGCAGCAGTGCGGTAGGTGTGGCCGGTGGCAGTAGTCCTAAAAAATGGAGGTGGAGCAAATGGATAGAGATGAGGTTCGTAAAGTTGTCATAGCTACGATAGCAGAGCTACAGTGTCAGGGTTTTCTGCGAGATGGGTATGAGACTGTGAAGAAAACATTAGAGTCTGAGATTAAACAATTTTTTTTAAAGAAAAATAATGAGAATATTAAAAAATATTTGATTGAGTATTCAGATGACCCATACATAGACATTATTTACTTACACTACAGAGATAGCCTGACACTTGAAAGAATAGCAGAGTTAACAGATAAAGACGTTAGAACGATAAAAAGAAATAAAAAACGCTTACTCATGCTATTATACAGTTTCTTAGAGGCAAACGACAACTAACATATTAAGAGGCGCTTATATGCGTCTCTTTTTTATTTAAATAGCTCTACCATATGTCACGTGGTGACATTGTGCAATAAATATTATGGCAATATAATGACGGTAAAAATACAGGCACTTGGTTATAGGAGGTAGTAGATATGATTAAAAATGTGTGGGTGAGAAAGTTAACAAGCCGTAAATTATGGCTTAGCGTGGCGTCTTTTGTGTCAATGATCATTATGGCTTTTGGTGGCGCTGAGAGCGTAGCTGCACAGGTCAGCTCTATTATTATGGCCGGTGCTACAGTATTAGGCTATTTGATCGCTGAGGGCTTAGCTGATAGCTCTAATGGCTCTAGCAACGAACAGTAAGAGGGCGTACAGATGATAGAAATAGCGGTAGCAATTATAACAGGTGGTTTAGCGTTTTTAGGCGTGGTAGTTACCTGTAATAAAAATAACAGAGAGATACAGGCTAAGTTAGAGACAGCTCAGGCTGTTACGGACTACAAAATAGATGAGCTTACCAGAGAGGTAAGAGAGCATAATAATTTTGCACGCCGTATGCCGGTTGTGGAGGAACAGATTAAAGTTATTAACCATAGGTTGAGTGACTTAGAGGGTGGTAGTAATGGCTAAAACAGTAAACAAGGTTATAGAGATAGCCTTAGCTGAGGTAGGTTATTTAGAAAAAAAGAATAACAGCCAGTTAGACAGTAAGACAGCTAACGCCGGCAGCGCTAACTATACTAAGTATGGCCGTGATATGCACAAGCTCTATCCTAGTGTTATGGACTTTCCGGCTGCATGGTGTGACGCTTTTGTAGACTGGTGCTTTTATAAGGCCTACGGCGTGGCTAACGCTAAAGGCTTACTGGGTGGTAACTTTAATGACTACACGGTAGCAAGTGCTCAGCTCTACAAAAATAAAAAAGCATGGTACACAAGCCCTAAAGTGGGTGATCAGATATTTTTTAAAAACTCTCAGAGGATATACCACACTGGCTTAGTGTATAAGGTAGACGCTAAGAGAGTTTACACTATTGAGGGTAATACCTCAGGGGCGAGCGGTGTAATTGCTAACGGTGGAGGCGTGTGTAAGAAGTCTTACGCACTTAACTATAGTAAGATAGCCGGTTACGGCCGTCCTAAGTATGAGGGCGCTGAGCCGGTGGCAGATACAGAGGAGGCTTATGATATGCCTACGATAAAAAAAGGTTCTAAAGGCAAAGCGGTTAAAATATGGCAGATCATTGTAGGCGTTGAGCCTGACGGTGATTTTGGCAGTAAAACATTATCGGCTACAAAGACTTTCCAGAAAGCTAAAGGGTTGACTGCGGACGGTATTGTAGGTGGGAATAGCTGGAGCGCCGGTTTAGAGTCTGTATAAGGATGTGGTGATATGGCTAAGAACGGCAGCAAAGAGGCTATAGTAGTTGAAAATCTGGAAAAGATTAAAGAATGGTTAAGAGCTGGCGTAACCATGACAGCCATAGCTAAAAATCTGCATATGAGCAAACAGACGTTATACGTTCATTTAAAAAAGCATTTACCTGACGGCATTGACGAAATAAAAAACTTTAGAGAGCCGTTAGTAAAGGATTTAGAGAACTCTATGTATGGGTCGGCTATGGGCGGTAAAGTTACTCTTAAACAGTATGTTAAATGTAAGCATATTGAGTATAACGAGAACGGTAAAAAGGCCAGAGAGTGGGAGGAGCTGCATGAGGTTGAGGTGGAGGAATATATTAAGCCAGACACTACGGCCGGTATCTTCTTACTTAAAAACTGGGGCAATTACATGAATGAGCCTAGAGCTATGGAGTTTAGAAAGAAAGAGCTGGAACTTAAAGAGAAACAGGTAGACGCTACAGTGTGGTAAGCGGTGCTTAGGAGGTTTTACAAATGATATGGAATATTTCCTCTAGTGAAGAAGTTAAACTGATGATTGAAAGTATGCAAAAAAAAATAGAGCAGAACGCTGATGCTATAAGTGAGTTGCATAATTTTAATTATTATACACTCAATCCCACAAATAATAATTTGACAATCGGTGGGGAAAAAACATTTATACTGTTCAATGCAAGAAAATTTAGTGATTATCATGCGTATATGTTTGTATTGGTTTTCGGTGGCATGATAAGGGACGCAAAAGTAATTCCACGTGGCTTGTTTTGCGATACGGCACATTTTAAAATAGTATTAGCAAATGTGGATTCAGGCAATACACAAAGATGGGCAGAGGTTGAATGGGTTAGTGATTCATTTTACAGTGTTGAAACATCACCTAATATGGGAAGTGACCCATTATTGTTTGTTTATGGTTTAGTGTAAAAACAGCGGTTAGGATCGGATAACAGGAGTTAACACATGAGTCTATATAACTTTTACCGCTCTAAAGAGTGGGTTAATTTACTTAAGGTCTTACGTATTAGTAGAGTAGACTCACTGGGTAATAATATCTGTGCTCACTGTGGTAAACCTATAGTAAGAGCTTATGACTGTATAGGTCACCACGTTATACACTTAACTGAGGAAAACTATACAGACTATAACATAAGTCTTAACCCTGATAACATACAGCTGGTACATCATAAGTGTCATAACATTATACACAATAAGCTGGGCTACGCTCAGCGTCAGGTGTTTGTAGTGTATGGCTCACCGCTCAGCGGTAAGAGTAGTTATGTAGCTGAGGCTATGAGTGAGGGTGACCTGATCATAGACATAGATAATATATGGGAGTGTGTGAGTGGCTGTGACAGATATGTTAAGCCAGCACGCTTAAAGAGTGTAGTGTTTAGTGTCAGAGATAACTTACTGGAGTCTGTTAAGTACAGGCGTGGTAAGTGGAGTAATGCTTATATCATAGGTGGCTATCCATACAAGGCAGAGCGTGACAGGTTAATAGATATGCTTGGAGCTAGGGAAGTATTTATAGATACGCCTTATGAGGAATGTGTTAAGAGGTTACAGTCATGTGAGGACAGAGACGTTAAACAGTGGGAGCAATACATAAGTGACTGGTGGCTACAGTATAACGGAGGTTATTAGTGAAAGTTTATATAGTAATGTCAGAGCCTTATAATGTGTTGACTGATGAGGAATACACAATAGAAAGAGTCTTTGATAAAGAAAATAAAGCTAATGCTTATGTAAAAGAGAAAAATAAAGAATACAAAAATAAGCATAGAAGATTTTTCTGTGAGGAGTATGAGGTATATTAACTCCCCCCATACTTTATAAAAAATAATTCGGCTGGGGAC